CCTCTATCCACTATGCCTTCGGCTCCAGGGATGAAGGCAAGCACAAGCGGTATACTTAGGACAATTACAAAAAATTCGTCTTTCCAGGATGAGCCACTATTCTCTGCCATGATGCGCTCCCAATCAGCAACGCTTGTTTTTTCAGACAACAGTATTTTTGCTTTTGCTTCGGCTTCGGTTAACTTTAATTTTGCTTCCGCAGCTTGTTTTGTGGTTTTAGCATCCAACCAACTGCTAGCTAAACCCGCAACGGGTCCAAGTAATTGTCCTATCATTTATTGCCCCCCATATTCGTGAAGCCAAAATAGGCCGCAGTTACACCTGACACCGCAACAACATAAACAGCAGCTATATCAGCAAGTAACATAGAAGCTTGCTCCAATCCCATCCATGAAGCCAAGACAATAGCAAAAGGGTACAAAACCATACCGCTAAGAGCAAACCAAGTCATCCTTAGTTGCGCGTCTCTTTTTGCGTCTGCGTCCTCCATCATTCGGCGGCGGTCTTCCAACATTATATCCCGCTCGTCCGGATCAATTTTGCCATTATCGTTTAAATCATATTTAGCTTTTGGCATTTAAAACCCTCCTAGCTACCCTTAGGTCACTTGTTTGTATAGCAACTTTCCCTTCGTCTGTATACACTACAAACCTGTTTGGCTTTACTTCAACTATTCGCATCCATCATCTGAAATAGTCGTGAACGTTTATCCACCCCATATAGTGCAAATAGCCCGCAGCGCCCACGGCAGAGAACAGCAGAAGCACAAAAATCCCAACCAACGTAATCATCAATTCTTGTCTTTCTATAGCCTCACGCCTCGCCTGAGCCTCTGCTTCGCGCTTTTCTTGGAGTACTTCTTTCCTTATACGGAGCAAAGCGTGCCACTGGCTTAAACCTAAATTATTTGTTACCCATTCGCGGAGTTCTTCCTCTGCTTGGGCGGCTTCTCTCTCTTTTGCCCACCTGTCCAAAGCAACTGAGTTTACATCTTTAGTCGTTACGCCCTTTTTTTGTAATTTTTTCTTTGCTGCATCCGTAGCATCAAAAAATTGCCCAATTTGTTTAGATAAAGAGGCAACTGTGCGCCCTGCCGCGAGTCCTGATTTCAGTCCCGCTAAAATTGTAAGGGGGTCCATAGCTATCGCCCATCGGACATTGTTGGCCGTCTTGCCAAGAACTCTAACGTATTTTCTAAAGTTTTTACCCTAGCCTGCAATTTTACAATCTGATTAAACTGTAAAATAAACCCCTCTTGCGTTTCGTAAACATCCTCAAATTCATCGTATATTTCGTCGATGGTTTCAGCTCCGTCGTCCTCAACTTCAATTATGTAATCGATTATTTCGTCTATTCGCTCTGTGTTTTCCTCTACGTCTCGAATAAGGTTTGTTCGGTCTGTAGCATTATTTTCTATAGTTAAGGTCTCGACTTGTTCTGTAAGTCCTTCAATTATTGAAGCTTGTGAGCTTGCATACCAAATACCGCCGCCTACCGTTGAAACGATAGCTACCACCGCAGAAGCGGCAACTGCTATGTTAACTTTAGGCAACTCCATTTAATACCCATTAGCGATTAATTTACTGTAATCGCCTGATAATAATTTCTTTTTGATATACTCGTTCAATTCTTGACTGCCAATTGCAGCACCGCATTCTTTCATCCACATTTCAATCACAACAAAAGGTATTGACCCAACAAGTCGCATTTCTGAGTTGCGATTATGACCATCTATATTTCGTTCTTTATTAAAATCTAAAATACGCTGTACGTCTTGCGTTCTTTCAATATGAACGTTGTCGTCTTCCTCAACAATTTTAGTTTTAAGAATATCGTGCATTATTGCCATGCCTCATTGATATCAGCAGTTTGCGGATCATCAGCTTTTAAAGTGCCGTCTTTATTTCGCGCTCTTTTTTTTTGAGCCTTCGCAGCAGTTTTTTCAGCTAATCCGTTTGCAATCATTTGTTTAGCTTCGGCATCAGTAACCTCGTAGCTTTTTCCGGCTTCAGCCCGCTCTCCGTTTACGAAAACCCGATCGCTTTTTATTTTTACTTTAACCATTTTTAATTCCTCAATATCCAGGGAAAAGGGGCTGTAAACAGCCCCCTTCGTTATTATGAAATATCAGCCACAACACCGTGAGCTTTTTCTGAAGTGACTTGAAGTCCATATTCAACAGAAATCAATCTACGCTCTGAGTGACCTGTTTTAGCAAGTGGTTCTTGCTTTGCAGTTTGCAGATAAGCAACTTGAGCATAGCTTGGGTCGAGTACAAAAACGTCCCTAGCTCGAACGTGACGCGCTGGCACGATCTGTAACTCGCCGAAATCGCTGACATAAACGTCAATCGCAGCCATGAGCTTCGCGTCTTCTGCTTCTTTAAAGCGAGTTGCGTTACCAGTAAAAGCTGAAATTGTTTGCTTTTGAGCCGATCCACAAAGCACAACGCTAGGTTCAGCACCTTGGTCCCAACAATCCTTAATTACGCCTTTAAGAAGGGTTTCAGTGATTGCACGTTGAGTACCATCAGTCGCTGCAGCATCTGGATAACCCGCAGAGCCAGTGCCTGAAGTCGTACCATCAGCACCGCCTGTGCCACGTGAGGCATTAGTAGTCAAGAAAGCAGGTAAACCCGCAGTTTGTCTAGCTGTACCTGACGCGCCTGCCGCGCCTGCTACATTGCTTAGAAGCATAGCCTCCATGTCCCTTTTGAGCTCCTTGAGCTTGTAAGCGACCTGTTCAGCAACACCTTGAGCATCGCCAACACCGTTCACAGCTTCGGCAGTATTTGAAACCTCGACAACTTTGTCAGAAATTTGCGTATAGTTGCCTTTGCGAACCGCATTAGTTGCAGCATCGTTGCCAGGAGCAGCTTCGCCTTCAATCACACGGTTTGAAGTAGACACTGCGGCCAGATCAACTTCTGCCCATTCAAAGTAAGTATTATCTACGTTTCTAGTCCCGATAGTAGACATAAAAATTGTCTCAGTTGGGGTTATTGAAGTCAACGCATCCTGAATATCCTCGCGGATAGTCGTAACGGCATACGTTTCTTGCGTATTTGCATTTACAGCCATGTCTTATTCCTTTCTATTTTAAGACAAGAGAAAATTAACCACATCTTTTTGTGATCCTGTTTTACGCATATTAGCTCGTGCTTTCTCCGCTTTTCTTTTTGAACTATCATCAACCTTTTTAGCGCCAGGTTTTACCATTGGTCGCACATCTTTAGTTTTTGCGGCAACTTTTTGTTTTTTCTGGCGGAGTTTTTGATAAGCAACTGCATCCTTCATAAGTTCAAATTCCCAAGTATGAACAAGGTTTTTTAAAATTTCAGGAGGCACTCCATAATGATTTATAGCCGTATCTGCTATTTCCGTTAAAAGCTCTTTGCTTTTTTCAGGATTTTGCAGTTCAGGTATCTTTTCTTGCAAAAGTTTTGCCTGACCGTTAGCATAAGCAACCCGATCAGCATTTTGCTTTTCGAATGCTATTTTTCGAGAATTATCTAGCTCGATTTTTTTTGCTTCGTATTCGGCTAAGTTAGTATTATATTCACCTAGTTCAATTGCATACCGCATTGGGTCACTGGTTGCCAGTTCCAGGGATGGCTTGACAGGTGGTTGGAGTACGTTGCCTTTTTCAACTTCTGAAAGAAGTGCGTCGAGTTTAGCACTGCGTTCTGCTTGAGATGAAAGTTGAGCTTCAAGTTCTTTCTTTAAACTTGCATTTTCTTCCATCTTTGATTGGATATAATCTTGTCCCGCGAAACCTTGCTTTAGCTCTTTTAGGGTTACCGTCTTTAATTCTCCATTTGATTTAATATCAATTGTTAAATCGTCTGACAGCTCCATAGGAACGGCTGTTTCCGGTGCCTGTTCATCCTCAAGTTCAAGGTCATCCTCGCTTAACTCAAGCTCGGCTTCCTCTGGTGCATCCTCACTCTCAGCAATAGGCTCTTCCACTTCGGTCTGTTCATCTGAAGCAGTTGCCTCGGTGGTTTCCTCTATTACCTCGTTTGGATTATTTTCAGTAGTAGGAGCTTCCATGATTAAAGAAGCAGCTTCCTCTATACTGCCTTGTATTGGTTCAGTCGTCATTGCGGTGCCTTACCTTTGTCTATGAATACCTCAGCATTGATATCAGCTTGTAAAAGGTATTCTATTTCATTTATTGCCCGCAAAATGGCGTGAGCTTCCTCACGTTGTTCCACTTCATGAGCGGCGGTTTTCGCAAAAACATCTTTTTGATGTTCTCGCAAATCTTGTAATACCCCTTGGAAATCTTTATTTTCCCTTAATTTATGCGCCCTGCGCGCTCGGGCTTTGTAATCCAAGTTCATTATCTATTCTTTCTTTAAACCCTCGTGGGGCTTCCTGTTCTCTTTTTATAGCCTCAGTATTTAGAGTTTGTCCATATTTACCCATAGCCTCGACAACTTTCATTGCTATTTCTTGCACCATCTTATCACGTGCTAAATCGTCATTGCCTGTCATTTGAATAAGTTTGAGCTTATTATTATCCTCGTGCTTCTTAGCATCTAATTGGAGTTTAGCCATATCCACTGAAGCTCTCGTCTGATTTTTCATTGCTTCAACTTGCATGAACGCAGCATTAGGGTCACCCATTTGTTGCATTTGCTCATTTTGCATTGCTTCAGCATCAGCTTGTTCTTGACGTTTTTGAGCAATTAATTCTTGTTCGCTTTCTTCGGTTACTGGTGCATAATACCTATCGCTGTTTTTTATCCCCGAAGCAGCCAGGATATCAGCAAGAGTATGCCGGACGTTAGTCATTGTAACTAAACCATTTTCTGGTCCATACTGCTGCCAAACGTTCATTTGCGTTTCTAAAGTAGCTTGTAAAGTTGCGAGTTTTTCTTGCGCCCTACCAGTTCCTAGCCCTACGTTTACAATTAAATCTAAAGATGAGTCCCAAGTTGATGGGTCTACCTCGACGTAATCGCCATTTAATCGCATAATTTCGTTTTTATCTGAGTTTCTTATGATTGTATCAGCTATAAGCTTAAACAGTCTTTTCATTCCGCTTTCAGCTAAATTTCTGCCCATAACCTCCACCTGGGAAGCAGCTCCATCTATGGTTGCCGCTACGGCAGTAGCTGACGCACTTTGCAGCATATCAGCGTCTAGCCCCTGAGAAGCTCTAGTCACACCAGTTTTGCTTTCAACAAGCATATCAAAGTACTGCAATGCGGGTAGGGTCGATCCGGCAGTAAAAGGTATTACTTGCTCTCGAATAGCGCCAGGCTGTTTGACCCTGACTATTCGCCCTATTTCATTGTTAAGCAAATCCTCTATTGAAACGTGTTGCTCGTTAACTTCTAATCCTGGATTGTTTGTTAAGGCTACGTTATCTAAAACGCCTCGCAACATTGCAGTTGCAGCATCTTGATCGTCCATTACTAAATCAACTACTGAGCGACCGAAAAAGGCATGAGGTTCTGGGTCGACCTCAAATATCGCGAAAGGCACATGAGTACATAATTCATAGTCGAGCATTTTATATCCACTGCCCGCCAAGAAAAATTTATAAAGTTGAGGGGCGCCCGCGCCTTCGGCATCTACCTTCATGTAAGCCTCAGTAACTATTATCTTTTTAGACGTTGGGTCTGCGCTTTCATCATCGTCTTCGTCTACTGAGTAGTCCCGCCTAGCAAATTCTGCCGCACTCTCCATAGTAGACATAGTGCCAGTGAGTCCAAACAGGTCGTCTTCCGTATATCCAAGCGCAAACAAATCGCCTACTGTCATATCCGTCCTATGACCCGCAACGAAAAAATC